AAACTACATTATCAAGGGATGGTTGAGCGACGATAGCATGTCAATCGTGTATGGCGCGTCAAACGTGGGCAAAACTTTTTTCTGCCAAGACATGGCGTGGCACGTTGCTGCAAATGAACCTTGGCAGGGCAATAAGGTGCGTGGTGGGCCTGTGCTTTACCTGCAAACTGAGGGCGGGCTGTCATGGCAAGCGCGTATTGCTGCGCTGCGCAAGAAATATCCAGAACATAAAAACGTGCGCTTAGCGATGCGCGCTGCACCTATTAACCTGTTCAACAGCGAAGAGGACATGGGGCGGGTCAAAGCAATCTTGGAAGAGATGACAAAGAAGTTTGGACCTGTGCGCATGATCGTGGTCGATACAATTAGCCGTGCCACACAGGGGCAGCTAAACGAAAACGACAATAGCGAAATGGCGCAATTCGTCGCAAATTGCGACTCTTTGCGTGCAGAAACTGGCATTCATGTGCAGATGGTGGCGCACTCTGGAAAAGATGCATCGAAGGGCGTGCGTGGCGCGTCAAGCCTAAAGGCGGCAGCAGATACAGAGATCGAACTAACGCTTGACGAAGAAATGAGCGTCAGAACAGCCGTTGCAACAAAACAGCGCGACATGGAAGTGGGCAAATCGTTCAACTTTATTCTGGAAACGCAAACGATGGGCGAAGATGATGACGGCGATCCCATCACAACCTGTACTATCCGCGAAGCCACAGGCGAAGAGATGGAGCAAAAGCGCAAGACAAAGATCACTGGCAAGCAGCAACTGTTATTCAAAAAGGTATTCTATCAGTTGCGCGGTGAGCGTGTCGGCAAGCCAAACCCTGCAGGTGCGGGATGGCCTGACGCGGGTCGCTTCTGGTGCATCCCAGAGGAAACCATCAAGGATCACTTCAAGGGAAAATTGGTGGGCGCAACCAATCCAAGCCAAACCTATAAACAGGCGGTAAATGGCTTGCTTGAGGGTGGTCATATTGCTGCAAATGAGGGTCAAATTTGGTTTACTGACAAGGATGGCATGCTGAAAGACCCGTTCGACGCTGACTAATAATGACATTAGCAGCAAAAACAACGACTTAGGTGCGGTAAATATTAGTTTTATTAGCGAAATATTAGCCGCGCACTAACAACTAATAATAATAATAAAATGCCTATAGGCATTATTATTAAATTAGTGGGGCGAATTATGATTGAGATTGAGACAACTGAAGATCATAGAACTGCAGCCAAAGAACAAGCTAAGAATATGAAGCATCTTGGATCGCTTACTGCAGGTAAAAGGGATGCGCATGCCGCGCTTGCTGAGATTGTAGCGTGCGAATATGTGGGCGGCGAAATGGTGCGAGACTACAACCACGATTTTAAAACGTGGTGGGGCTTGAAGGTAGACGTAAAGAGTAAAATGCGTAGCGTACCGCCTGAGCCACATTTTGACGTAAATATTTTAGAATACACAAGGAAACAGGCATGCGACTTTTTGCTTTTCACCAGTGTTCTAAAAAATGGCTCTAAGGTTTGGATTTGTGGCGGGTATGGCAAGCAAGCATTCCTGCGCGATGCAAAGCTAATTAGGGCAGGTGAAACGCTTGGGTCAAATGGGCTAAAGATCACCCAAAACAATTATAGCATGCAGATCAAAGACATTTGGCAAGCTGAACCTGTGGTCAAAATGCTGCGTGGTGAGGGCGAGGCCAAGGCAAGGCCGCTGCACAAAATCCTACAAAGCATCCACACGCTAGAAGAGCTTGAAGGGCTTGCCAATCGTCGCAAATGGTTGCGCTCAGATTTGCCGCGTTGGACTGAGGCAGAAATTGCGCAAATCAAGGAAAGAAAATGGCAGATCGAAAACCTATAGTGTGGACCGTGCATCCAGATGGCGTTCACGTCCACACAGAGGGCCGCCTGATAGGGGTAATACCTGTTTCGCAGGGTATGTACCTGATCGAGCAGTTAGCGCCCTCTGTGGTGGCTTATATGCACTCACTGCAGGACAAACAAAAAACCCCGCAACCTGACTAGCAGGAGCGGGGCATTTTGTGGCGAATGTTTGTTTCAATTATTCATCGGCTGTATCGTCGTCGTCTGACATTTCAAACCAGATACCCGCGCCAAAATCCCAATCAAGGCCATGCTCTCGCATGTTTTCTATTTGGTGATCGCATGGCTCAGTTCTGCTGAATGCGTTGTATAAACCCCACCGCGCGTTATCTAGCTCTCTAAGATCGCTCAGCAGAATTTCGAAACCATCGCTAACGCTGTCGATGATGCTGTTGACTGAGGCTTGCGCCTCTATCAATGCTTTGCGCTGCTCAGGTGTTAAACCTCGCATACCTAAGTTGCGGCTCTGCATACCCTCAAGCATGTCGATGTAATCTTGTTTAGTCATAGCGTGTCCTTTCTTATTTAAACGCTGTTAAAATTAGTTCTGCGCGCTCTGTGTCGCTTTGTTGCTGCAGCAACTCACGTAGCTGCAATTCAAGGCGCTCAACATCCGCAAGCGCTTTGTTTAGTATGTCATCAAGCTCATTGGCTTGACGTTCGATAATGGCGCAAGCAACCTCGCGGCCCGCATGGTCAAGCACGGTCACGCGCTTGATATTGGTTTGCATTGCGCCGTTCTGCGTAATCGCTGCGCTCAACTTTTGGTCAAGCGCGTCTGCGTTTACTAATGCTTTGCTGATTGTGTTGGTCATAGCGCGGCCTCCAACATGCCCTCGAACTGTTCAACAATATCGTCGGTCATCTTGCGATTGATTGGCAAACGTAAATCTAATTCATGGCGCAACGTGTCGAGGGCGTAAACAAATTTATCCTCTGTCGCTGCGTATTCCATAGCGCGGTCAAGCGATACCAAACGCTGCATTTTTTCTGTTAGTGTCATGCTCTGTCCTTTCTTACAGTTCGATGATGAATAGATGACCATCAAGGTCAACAAATTGGTGGGCCTCTGTGATTGCTACCGTGTAGTCAGGATCAAGAGGATCAGCAGCGCAAAAGACAACGTGCCCATCGTGCCACATGTTGTGCGCTTGCTCTGTGTCGTAGGTTTCTAGCTCTGTCATGCTGTGTCCTTTCATGGTGTCACGTATAAAAACGCGAATGTGATAATGATTACTGCCACGCCACCTAGCCAATCTGACAAGGTGGCATGCTTTGCTGCCTCAATGAATTGCTTGATCATTTTGCCAACCCCTCAATCAATGATTGCGGAACAACGCGCGCATCGCCGAACGCATCGCCTAAATATTTCTTGATATGCTTTGACGTTGTTGGACTAAACTTTGTGTCAGTCTTAAACGCGCCTTGGTCATCCCAACCCGCAACAGGTGTTGAATATGAAAAGGCAAAGGTCATGCCGTTGATTTGCAATTCTGTCAGATTGCTTGCGATTGTTTTGATTTTCATGCTGTGTCCTTTCTTTGGTTTGATTGCATGTGCAGGCAATGCCGTGACATTGCCCCAGATGAAATCAGTCATCCCAACCGTGGCCTAACTCAATCGCATTTTCCAAGGCGATCTCAACCATATCTGCGGCGAAGTTGGGGAACGCTGCGCGGTCAATCGTAAATGGTGCGAAATTCTCTAAACGCTCTGACAAGATGTCATAAGCGATAAAGCAATCCTCAGCGTCTGCATGCGCGTTATCATCGCGGCGACAGTCGCCAATGCCCTCAAGCTCAGTAAGCAAAAGCTCAAGATTGTTTTTGGTTTTGATATGTAAGTTCATGCTGTGTCCTTTCTTTGGTTTGATTGCATGTGCAGGCAATGCCGTGACATTGCCCCAGATGAAATCAGTTTTTAATTGTATGCGCCAACGTCACGTTTGCGCTGGTTGTGGGATTGCCATTGCCAACAATGAACGTGTAGCGATGAATATCGCATGCCAAAACGCCAAAACGAGTTGCATCGTGATGCTTGCTGAAATGTGGTTCTTCTTCCATATCTACTGGTTCGGACGTACCGTAAGTCTCAACCGACCAGTGGCAAAAATCATGGAACGCTTTTTCATCCTCATATTCAAATCCGCTTGTGTCATCGTAAAACAATGCAGTGGCCCAGAAATCAGGCAATTCCAATGTTATGGTCTCCATCTTTGTCATGCTGTGTCCTTTCTTTGGTTTGATTGCATGTGAAGGCAGTCTCGAAAGACTGCCCCAGATGAAATCAAAGGTTGCTTGTGTTTACTGCACGTATGACACCGTGTCGCGTCATCCATGCCGTGTTGTTGATCAAGAAGCGCTCACCATCATTTTGTGTGACGGTCAGCCCTTCACGCTCTGCGGCGCGTTGCATTGCACCAGCATCACCGTAAGGTAAGTCAAAGGCACCTGATTGGATCAGGTAGTAGTTAACGATTGAACCGTGGTTTGCTGCGCGGTGCATTGTGCGTGTGATGATATTTTTCATGCTGTGTCCTTTCTTTGGTTTGATTGCATGGTGATGCAGCATCGAAATGCTGCACTCGATACAATCGAAGAGAAACAAACATTCGCCTGAAACCACGTTGCGGGCCATGATCTGATTTAGGGGTTCCTCACAGGTACAGCGGGCGACAACGTACAAGTCGTGCGGCCTATATGGCCTGAGCTGAGAGGCGGGGCGTGTCATGCGCGGGGCAATGCCCGATCTCTCAACCTATCAAATTGATAGCATGGATCGGGAAAGGGCGTCAACTAAAAATGTTATCTAAATGATAGGTTTTTTACGGGCAGCCCTAAAGGGCTGAGAATGTCAAACAATGGGCAAAATATATCGCGATGATAGCAAAATTAGGGGTAACGACATTTTATGACCTGAGCATTGCGAGAAATTTACCTGCACTCAGCGGGCGTTTCTGGGCCTCTCAGAGGTATTTCACGTTTTGTTCTGGTTTTGCGGCAGTTTTGCGTGGGTGCGCGGTATACCATTGTTTTGCTTGGTATTTCATTGTGCGGGATTTGGCAGAGTGAGTGCAAAGCTGGACGCAACGCACATTGAAACACAGAGTTGCGCACGGGCGCGCGCGAATAGCACATTGTGAAACATTCGTACAGCCTTTGTACTGCTCAGTACTGTTTTTGTGCAACCGTGTACAATTTAGTGCAATGCGCGGGCATTGTTTCTCATTGTACTAAATCAGTACAATGCAATACCGTGCGAAACATTCGCGTGTCTATTGTTCTTGACTGTACTGGGTCAGGCGCTTGCAATACTGAGCAGTACAATCCAGTGCAACGGTATGCAATCTTGCAAAAGCCCCCCCCGTCACACCCCCACCCCTACCCCTGTTATTATTATACATTCCCACACAGAAAAATTTGTGCTACACATTTTGTCGAGCGCTGCAGTCCTCTAGTCCAAACCCCTCCCTAATGGACGCTTTCTTCCTCACTGGCTGCAGCGTTCATTTTGCCTTTGAAAATCTATCAAAGTAATACTAATATCGGTACAGTGCTGGGACTAATAATAATAATAAAATACCTATAGGTATTATTATTAGTATTAGTACAGTACACGCAAGGCTAATTTAGGAGTTATGTATGGCTGGTAAGCCTAAGTTGAAAGCTGCTCTTGCAGCCCTTGATAGAAGGGGTGGCCCTGAAGCTTTGCAGCAGGAATTGCTTTCGGGCAAAACCATTCCAATGATTGCGAAAGAGCTTGGGTTAGATCGTGGTTATTTGCAGCGCAACCTGATGAAGAACGAAGAGTACGGCAAGGCGATAAAAGAGGTTGAAGCTGAGGTTGCTGACGTGCAGGCTGCTCTTGCTCTTCAGGAGCTTGTTGAGTTGAAGGAAGAGCGTGCTGATGAGAAGGCGGCTGCACGCAATCCTGATAATGAAGCTGTGGATAAAAACCTGCAGTATGTCAGTCAGGTTGATATTGGCATTGCCAAGGGCTTAGCCCACCAGCGCAACTTTATTGCTGCTAGTTTTAATAAGGCGCGCTATGGTAGCGGCAATCAGCAGAACATTCAGATCAACATTGGTGACTTACATTTGGATGCGCTGCGGAAAGCTAAGGTGATTGACCATGAGTGACGACAGCCACAGCGCAATGCTGGACTTTGTTGAGCGGTACGGCAAGAAGCCTGCTTTATTTGTGCAAGAGGTGCTTGGCGTAGAACCATTGCCGTATCAGGCAGAATTTCTGGAAGCGATTGCGTCTGGCGAACGCAAGATTAGCATTCGGTCGGGTCATGGTACTGGTAAGTCTACAGCGGCATCGTGGGCAATGCTATGGTATTTTTTGATGCATTACCCAAATAAAGTTGTTGTAACTGCGCCAACTTCTAGTCAGCTTTTTGATGCGCTGTTTGCAGAGTTAAAGCGCTGGATAAACGAGCTTCCAGAGGGCTTGCAGAGCATACTGAATACCAAGTCTGACCGTGTGGAGCATACGTCTGCGCCGTCTGAGATGTTTATATCGGCACGTACTAGTAGAGCAGAAACTCCAGAAGCCTTGGCTGGGGTTCACTCTGAGCATGTTATGCTCGTTGTAGATGAAGCCTCTGGTGTACCTGAGCAGGTATTTGAGGCTGCGGCTGGCTCTATGTCGGGTCATAACGCGACTACGATTATGCTGAGCAACCCCACGCGGAGCAGTGGTACGTTTTTCGAAAGCCAGACGCGCATGGCAGATAGCTGGTGGACCCGCCGTTGGTCATGCGTGGATAGCCCTCTGGTGAGCGATGAGTTTGTTGAAGAGATGCGCTTGCGGTATGGCGAGGAGAGCAATGCGTTTCGCATTCGTGTGCTTGGTGAATTTCCGCTTGCTGACGATGACACGATTATCCCGTTTCATCTTGTGGAGAATGCCACGCACCGCGATGTGCAGATTGATGAGGATACCAAGGCGGTCTGGGGTTTGGATGTAGCGCGCTTTGGGCAGGATAAAACTGCGCTGTGTAAGCGTCAGGGTCCGATTGTGACTGAGCTTAGAGCTTGGTCTGGGCTGGACTTGATGCAGACTGTGGGTCGTGTTGTTGCTGAGTATGAGGCGTTATCGCCTAGCAGACAGCCCAGAGAGATACTTGTCGATAGTATTGGCGTAGGCTCAGGTGTGGTGGATCGCCTGCGTGAGATTGGCCTGCCTGTGCGCGGCGTGAATGTTGCTGAAGCGCCAAGCATGGGCGATACCTATCTAAACCTTAGAAGTGAGCTTTGGTTTAAGACGAAAGGTTGGCTTGAGGATCGTTCTTGCAAGATACCGAAGAATGACCAACTTATCGCAGAGCTAACCAGCATTCGCTACAGCTTTACCAGTTCAGGCAAGATGAAAGCTGAGAGTAAAGATGAGATGCGCAAGCGTGGCTTGGCTTCACCTGACTTGGCTGATGCGCTGTGCTTGACGATGGCGAGTGATGCTGCAACTGCGTTATCTGGGTCATTCTCTAGCTGGCGTGGCGAAATTAGAAGGAATTTGCGTGGAATAGCGTAATGTGATACGTTTGCAGCAAAAGGAGTTAGCTATGAAACCATGTAAAGGTTGCCCAACACCTGCCGCGTGTAAGCGTGCTGGTATGTGCATGAAAAAGAAGTATGGCAAGTAAATGGCTAAAGCTGCTAAGAAGAAAGTGAAGAAGTGATGTAATGTTTACCGCGTTTGTTCTTTTGTGCGCTCAGAATTACTGCTTTGCAGTCGGTGGTCCTGCGTATGTTGATGAGAATGAATGCATTGCTGATTTTATGCAGAACGGAGTTCCATCTTTGCAGGTGAAATATCCAACGTATACAATCAAGCAGGTTAAGTGTTATGAATGGGAAAAGCAGGTGAAGTCCTAATGCCGTATTCTAAATATAGCCCAAAGCAAAAAAAGTTAGCCGCAGTGGCTCCACCACGCAAGAAAATTACTGGCGCAGACTTGAAAAAGCTGAGCAAAAGCAAAAAAGGTAAAAAGAAATGAAAGCAGGAGCAGCACTAGGATTACTCGCTGGTTTAGGCGCGCTGAATGCAATTCGTGGCGGGCGTGAAGGCGCAGGCAAGCGTTTTACTGGCTTGATGGATATGCTAGACGGTGGTGGCGCTGGCGCATCTGGGGATCGCTTCGAGGGCGGGGGCTTGCTTTCTATCTTGGGTAATCTCTTTGCCAAACCGCTTGAGGCGCAGGATAACGTCGAGCGCATTGCTGCTGACACGAATGCGACTAAGGCTGTGACAAAAACGCTTGAGGACATGGCTAAGGGTGGCGCGCTTACATCGCGTTTGGATGGTAAGGATGGGTTAGGCACCGACTACAACTCTAAAGATATTTATGGCATTGGTCGTGGCGGTGAATTTGCTGGCGCGATGTCGCGTCCTGATGTGCTTGGTTCGCAGCAAGGGCTGCTTGCTGCGCAGGCGGCAAACGAAGGTCAGGTTGGATTGGGCGCATTTGGTGGCGCAAAAACACCAATGGAGATCGAAGCAGAGCGCAAAATGGGGTTAGACCCGTTTGGCGGCGTTGCGCCACCCAGACCAGAAATGCAATACGGTGGTCGCGGCACATATCAAATGCCAAAGCCTGACATGCAGTATGGTGGTCGTGGTATGCTTGGCATGCCTGCTGAAAATGTTATGGCAAATGTCCAAAATCCTGTTGCAACAGGCGCAAGTAGCGCTGCGCAAAACGAGGCAAACAAAGCTCAAATGCGCATAAACATGGCTGGCGTTACTAGAGAGCAGTATGACGCAATGACTAATGCTGAAAAACGTGAGCGTGGGCTTCCAGTTAGCGGGCTTGACCTTGCGTTTGTTGGCGCAGATGCGTTCGCTCAGCCAATGCAGTATAGCGGCAGAGGCATAAGCGCTGGTGGTTTAAACATGCAGATGTACGCTGACATGATTGACGCGCTTAACGCAAATGATCCAGATTTCGTCAAGAATGCAGACTCAGAAACCTTGATGGATGTTTACAGCACTTACGTGCAAAACGCAGGATCGCTTTACTAATGCCTAAAGACCCCCGCCTCGCCCGCGCTGGAGTATCGGGTTATAATAAGCCCAAGCGCACTCCAAGCCATAAAACTAAGTCACACGTAGTTGTGGCTAAAGAGGGCGATAAGGTTAAGACAATTCGCTTTGGTCAGCAAGGCAAGACGGGCGATAAGACTATGACAAAGCGTGCTAAGTCGTTTAAGGCAAGGCACGCTAAAAACATTGCCAAGGGCAAGATGAGCGCCGCATATTGGGCAGATAAGGTTAAGTGGTAATGGCTATTACAACCTACGCAGAACTAAAGACCGCAATCGCCAACTGGCTAAACCGCGATGATCTTACGAGTGTTATTCCTGATTTCATCAGTCTTGCAGAGGCTGACATGGATCGCAAAGTGCGCCACTGGCGTATGGAAGAGCGCAGCACAGCAGCAATCGACGCAAGATATACTCAGTTGCCCAGTGGCTTTATGGAAGCTGTACGCTTTCACTTAGATGTAGATGAGCGCCCCATTGAGCTGGTTACGCCATTAGCGCTGCAGTCTTATCGCAGAGGCGGTGCCGATACGACAGGTAGACCAAAGTATTACTCTGTAATTGCAGGTCAGCTTGAAGTTTGGCCCACGCCAGACAGCGCTTACACAGGTGAGCTTTATTACTACGCACGCACCACACCGCTAGACGACAGCAATACCTCAAACTGGATTTTGCAATACTTTCCTGATGCGTATTTGTATGGTGCTTTGATGCACTCTGCGCCTTACTTAGTTGATGATCAGCGCACGACAGTTTGGGCATCGTTGTACCAAAGTGCGATTGATGGTATCAATAGTAACAACGAAAAGGCCAAGTTTGGCGGCTCAGGCTTGCGCATGCAGGTCAACACATTCTAGGAGAAAGACATGGCAACCATTTCAGATTATGTGCTAGACGCGGCACTTTCCAAGCTGGACTTAGAGGCAGATCGCATAGACATTTGCTCACAGGAGCCTACGACTTACGCAGAGGCGACAAGCACCTACACGCTAGGCAATAGCACCTCAGTGTCGTTTGGTGCGCCAGAGGACGGTGATACGTCAGGCCGCAAGACAGCCTGCGCAGCGATCTCAGACGGCTCAGTGACAGGCTCAGGTACTGCAACGCATTACGCAATTACAGACGTATCTGAGAGCCGTCTGCTTTGCACAGGTTCTCTAACGACATCTCAGGCGGTTGTATCTGGCAACACATTCACAGTTGCTACGTTTGACGTAGAAATCCCTGATCCAGCATAAGGCGTAAAACATGGTTAAGTTAGCCAATCGCGTTAAAGTTGCCACGGCGACGACAGGCACAGGCACAGTTACGCTTGGGTCTGCTGAAACAGGCTACCAAACGTTTGCAGATGGCGGCGTAGCTGATGGCGATACTGTTCGCTACACCATTGAGGATGGTAACGATTGGGAGATTGGCACTGGAACCTACACAGCGACAGGCACGACTTTAACGCGCACCTTGACAGAAAGTTCCACTGGATCGCTTCTTAGCTTAACTGGAAGCGCTGTTGTATTTCTGTCTGCGGTCAATGAAGATGTTGTTCTCTGGCAGAGTGAGTGGCCAGAGGATACTGGCGCGTATGGTGATAATGTACCTATTGGCAATCGGGCTTTGCACAACCTTACAGATGGTTATACAAATACTGCGGTGGGGGATAATGCATTAGCGGGTATAATTACTGGCCATCATAATACGGCGATTGGAACTGGTGCTGGCCCTTCTAATAGCACTAACGCTTCAGGTACTGATTATGGCACTTTTATAGGAAGTCTTGCTAATTTCAACGCTAGTAGTGACGCTAATTACAAAACTGTTTTAGGCTATTATGCTGCCCCTTCAAGCGATGGACTTGGGGGTACCGTTGTTGGCGCACTTGCTGGCAACAGCATGACGACGAGCTCAGAGGATACTGTTATAGGTTACCAAGCAGGTCAAGGTCTAGTTAGCAGCGGATACTCTGTGATAATCGGAGGTTGGTCTGGCGTAAATTATAACGCTGGCAGTTTAATGGCTATCGGCTATGGGGCAAAATGCAACGGTACATCATCCATAAGTTTGGGCTATTTCGCAGGGCAAAACGCAACTGGACAATCTGATCTTTGCGTAAACATTGGCCAGTATGCAGGACGCTATGAGGGTGGCGGTGATCGCAATGTTCGCATAGGCGGCAGAAACTCTTATAGCTATTATTCAACTGGCCTAGAAAACGTTGCTGTTGGGTATTATTCAAATAGATATGAGCAATATGGGCGGTCTAATACATCAGTTGGAGCGTATGCTAACTACGAGGGCAACTCTACTGATTACAGTGTAAATATTGGATATAACGCTGGGCGATACAATTACTATAATGATTATTGCACTAATGTAGGTGTCCAAGCTGGTAACTACACATCTACCATGCAGGGTCAATATTGCACATCTATAGGAGCTTATGCCCAGCCAAATAGTCGTACATCGTGGGGGCAATTTACCCTTGGCAATAACCAAGTTAGCACTTTAAGATGTAATGACACTTCCATATCAACGCTATCTGATGAGCGCGATAAAACAAACATTCAAGACATTCCATACGGACTAGACTTTATTAACTATGTTCGTCCAGTTTCATTTGATTGGAACAGGCGCGATGGATCAATGGGCACCCGAAAAGATATTGGCTTTATTGCGCAAGACCTTGTTGATGCTGAATTAGAGTTTTCGTCTGTTCAACATACAAGGCTTGTTGATTACAGTGATCCTGAAAAACTAGAAGCCAGAACACACGCAATTTTTCCAATTTTGGTTAAAGCGGTTCAAGAATTATCACAGAAAAACGATGCGCTTGAAGCGCGCATTGCTCAACTAGAAGGAAACTAACAATGGCGGTTAATGAATTAGATCGTGACTTTTTAAGATTGCTGCACACTTGCGATCAGATTGATAATCTTATTGCTGGGATTAAAGGCCGCGATTTTGACGAAGTGGATCGTAAACAGCAAGTCGGCAACATGGTAATGCTCCTTGAAACAGAAATGTTAGACAGCAAATACACTGACGCTGGCAAAGATGTGACGCCCATTAACGACGCTATTGCTGCTGGTCGTACTTACTGGAAGTCATAACACATGCTAGGCTTTACACCATTAGCGGCTGCGCCTCTCGCAGATGATGGTGTAGAGGTATCCACAGGCGGCGGAACATCTATCCCCGTAAACGACATCACGGCTGGAGCGCCAGCCGTTGATAGTATTGGTGTAAGTCCTGTCTACAATTTCAATGCAGACGACATAACAACAACTCCAGTTGTTGATGCTATTGGCACACCAATAACTTACAATCTTAGCGTTGACAGTATAGAGACAGCGCCTGTCGTTGATGCGGTCAGTGTTGGGGTTGTTCATGTATTTAATGCGAATGATGTAACGTCTACACCTGTTGTTGATAGTGCAACCGCATTATTTACAGATGTTCTGAGCGCAGTCAGTTTAGGCCCAGAGGTCACAAACTACACTGTGACTGTCGCCGACAATGGTGGCAATAAATTTTACATTGATGGAACGTCAAACCCAACGCTATCTTTGGTGCGTGGGCAAAAGTATGTCTTTGATTTAAGTGACAGTAGCAACACAGGTCACCCTCTTGTCTTTACGCTATCAGATGGAACAACCAGTTATACTGATGGCGTAACGTCAGTTGGAACTGCTGGTTCATCTGGCGCGACTGTGACGTTTTTGGTGCCAAGCGATGCGCCCGCAAGTTTGCGTTACGTCTGTAGTGTTCACGGCTCTAGCATGGGCAACACTATTAGCGTATCAACGCAAACCATTGGATTACGGCCAACCGTTGATGACGCAACCCCGCAATACACTGACGTTCTTTATGCGGATGACATTGCGTCTGGAGCGCCCACGGTAGACGGAGCAACCCCGCAATATACAGATGTACTTTCTGCCGACGAAATCACGCTTGGCTCGCCCATCGTTGACACTGCACCTGTCTTTGAAAACGAGACTTGTGATGTTGACGACATTGCGTCTGGCGCTCCTGTCGTAGATGCCGCAAGCGTTCAATATACAGATGTTCTTGCGGCAGACGACATCACTGCAAGCGCACCGCAAATTGACACACTGCCATTCTTCCAAGAATACGCGCTGACAATGGTGGAGATCACGGCGGGCGTACCGACACTGCCTGCTCGCTTTACTTGGGACTATCAGGAGCCGCCCACCGATAGTTGGACAGATCAGGCCGATGATGATAGTGTATGGACAACGCAGGCTGACAGTAGCGACACTTGGACGGAAGCTACAGAGCCAACAGATATATGGACTGATGTTACTGACCCAACCGACACATGGTCAGAAGCTGCATAGGAGACTTAGATGGCTGATACAACGACAACAACGTATGGTCTAACCAAGCCAGAAGTAGGAGCTTCTGCTGATAGTTGGGGTACAAAGCTCAACACGAATTTGGACACCATTGACGATCTTCTTGATGGCACAACTGCTATTGCGCCAAACCTGACTGAGGGTTCATGGCAAATTGGCGGTACTGCGATTACAATCACAGCGGCAGAACTTAATGAGCTTGCAGACTTTGCAGGTACGTTCGCGCTTCCAGCCTCTGACGGAACAAATGGTCAGGCGTTGGTAACAGATGGCTCTGGCAATCTTTCATTTTCTGGCAGCACACTAACTGGCTCAACAACTTCAACGACAACGGCATTAGGTGTGAGCGCAGATGCGAATAACACCAATGTTGTCGCCGTGGGTAATAATGCAAACGCATCTGGTACAGCGGGAAACCATAGCACTCTTATCGGTGCTTATGCTGGCTATCAGCTTGAGGCCACATCAGATACGAATACCTGCATTGGCTACAACACAATGCGTAATTATACGGGTTTAAGTGGCTCAAACACATGTATTGGCTCTGAGGCAAACTATGGCCTTTCACGAACAGGCGGTGCGTATAATACTGTAGTTGGTCATAACGCGGCAGTTTATGGGTATTCATCATCAGGTGATTACAATATCGCGGTAGGTGCAGGAGCAAGTGACTACGGTGGCAGCGGTAGCAACAATATCGGTATTGGTTACCATACTGTAAGAGGTTCAGTGTCAACTGGCGTAACGGGGAGTTACAACATTGGCATAGGTTACACTTCTGGAAGTGCTTTATCTAGCGGGGGTTACAATACTGGCTTAGGATACGCCTCTGGCGCTCTTGTAAGCACTGGCTCTTATAACACTACACTTGGATACAACGCTGGTAGCGCGTTTTCTCCATTTCAGCTAAGTACCCAAAGTAACAGGGTCATTATTGGTGATAATAACGTCACAAATGCATATGTTAGAGTTTCTTGGACTGTGACATCAGACGCGCGTGACAAGGCAGATGTTACGCCAATCCCTTCAAGCCTAGACTTTGTTGAAGCACTAAACCCAGTTACGTTTAAATGGGACAACCGTTCGGATTATTACGTCATGGACGATGACGGCAACATTACAGACAAGCCAACACCAGACGGGACACATAAAGGTGACAAGCTGTTCGCTGGTTTCCTTGCGCAAGAGGTGCAGCAAGTCATTGATGACCTTGGCTACGTTGACGATGTAATCGTGGACAATGAGCAAGAAGATTTGCTGAAAATCAAAGAAACCGCGTTAATCCCTGTACTGGTCAAAGCGGTGCAAGAATTAAGCGCGAAGGTTAAGGTGCTTGAAGCTGCGGCGGGGTAACATAAATGCCACTCATACCTCTAAAGATACCAGCGGGGTTCTACAGAACAGGCACTGACCTTGATGCCTCTGGACGCTGGCGCGATGGCTCACTTGTGCGCTGGCGTAATAATTCGCTCAGACCGATTGGCGGTTGGACTGAAAACACTCTGATCGGCACAGATGGCGACTTAGGTATGACCAACGTGCCGCGCGGTATGCACACTTGGCAGGCCATTGATGGAACGCGCTACATTGCAGCGGGATCACATAATGAGCTTTATGCGGCACTTGCGTCAAATACAACGTATGACATCACCCCATCTGGGCTGACAGCGGGTCAAACAGACGCCACGTTTGAGGATGGGTATGGCTACGGCGCATATGGACGCGAGACATACGGCACTGCGCGTACCACTGGGACACTTATTGAGGCTACAACGTGGAGCTTGGACAACTGGGGTGAATACCTCGTTGCCTGCTCACCCGCTGACGGGAAGCTATACGAGTGGCAGCTAGATGGCGCAGTCGCAGCCGCGCAAATCTCAAACGCGCCAGTTGATAACCTTGGCCTAATCGTTACAGAGGAGCGCTTCCTGTTTGCGCTGGGCGCGGGCGGTAATCCCCGCAAGGTGCAGTGGAGTGATCGCGAGGACAACACAACATGGACACCAGCGTCAACAAACGAGGCTGGCGACATTGAGTTGCAATCGGCGGGCGAAATCCAAACAGCGATCCGAACACGCGGCCAGACGCTAATCCTAACTACAACATCAGCACATACGGCGCGATACATCGGCCCACCCTACGTTTACTCTTTTGAGCGTGTCGGAACGTCATGCGGTGTTATTTCGCGCCAAGCTGTGGCAGATGTTGATGCAGGTACATTCTGGATGGGTCAGCGTGGCTTCTTTGGCTTCAACGGCAACACTGTGACAGAGATACCGTGCGAGGTTCACGATTACGTCTTTGGCGACATCAATACGGGTCAGGTAAGCAAGACATGGGCCTTGGCAAATGGTCAGTTTGGCGAAATCTGGTGGTTCTATTGTTCGTCAGGTTCTAACGAGATTGATCGCTATGTGGCATACGATTACAAAGAGGGTCATTGGCTAATTGGCAATCTATCCCGCACATGCGGTGTTGAGCGCGGCGTGTTTACCTATCCTATGCTGATTGATGGTAGTGCGGTAGTTTATGACCATGAGCGCGGTTTGGCGCACAGTGGCGGGACAGTCTACGCTGAAAGCGGGCCAATCAGCATTGGTAACGGCGACAACATCATGCAAGTTACTGACCTCATCACAGATGAGCAGACGCAGGGCGATGTCAACGTAACATTTAAAAGCCGCTTTTACCCGAATGACACTGAGTACACGCACGGGCCATACACTCCCTCAGACCCAACGTCTGTGCGGTTCTCAGGTCGTCAGGTGCGCATGAAGGTGGAGGGTCAGACACTGGCCAACTGGAAGGTCGGCACAATGCGCGTTGATGCTAAAGCGGGTGGGCGTAGGTAATGGCAGCACCCGTATTACCGCCAATCACGGACAACCTCAAAACGTGGGGGCGTGAGCTTACAACGTATTTGCAGCGTCAGTTGCCGCGTTTGTACTTCAAAACGTCTACAGACAGCCCAGCGGAAAATGGCATTATTCTGTGGGACGAAACGAACAAGTATCCTGTTGTGTCCAAGGATGGCGCGTTTGTGCAGATCGTCTTAGAGGATGGTCACGCCAACCTGATCCGCACGACAGACGTAACGGCTGCGGCAGTAAACACAGCCTACGCAATACAGTATGACACTCCGACAGGTAATGTTGGTATTTCACTAGATGGCACTGATCCAACGAAGATCGTCTTTGCGGAGGCGGGTGAATACTTGCTGATGTTCTCAGCGCAAATTAGCTCAACGTCGTCTAGCACGGTCAACTTCTACTTTTGGCCTCGCCTGAACGGCACAGACGCCGAAGGTTCAACTATGAGAAACAGTTTGCACCAAAATGGGTCAACGCTTGTTGTGTCACGCGCGGCAAAGTTTGACGTTTCGGCTGGCGATTACTTGCAGGTTATGTGGGCGGTGGATAGCACGTCAGGCTTTTTGGATGCGACTGCGGCGGCATCGCCAGTGCCAGCGGCACCAGCGACAACTCTTGCGATTACGAGGATGCACGGATGAATGCGCACACGCCCATAGACGTATTGCTTAAATGCAAGCCTTGGATAGAGGCGGCTTTAGAGCGCTCTGGCGGTCACAATACGTGGGATGAGGTATGCGAGGGCATACGCTCTGGCAAGATGCAGTTATGGCCTGCAGAGCGTGGGTGCATTATTACAGAAATCGTGGTATATCCTAACACAAAAGCCTTGCATGTGTTCCTTGCAGGTGGTGAATTGGATGAAATTTTACAAATGACTGAAAATGTGAAAGAATGGGCAAAATTGCAAGGCTGTTCGTTTGCCTCATTTGATGGTCGTTTTGGATGGCAGAAACCTTTGGAGAAAATAGGCTGGAAGCCTCACTCCATAACAATGCATTTGGAGTTTTAATATGGGTAGCAAGTCTACACAATCAACTCAAATCCCAGAGTATATTGAGGAGGCTGGCAAGCTGGCACTTCAGCGCGCTCAGGAAGTTCAGGCGATGGGCTATGTACCCTACATGGGTCCAGAGGTTGCGACAATAAATCCATACGAGCAAGCTGCGGCAGCAAATGTCGGTGGCATGGCTTCTGCTTTTGGAATGCAAGCGCCTACTGGGTTGGACATGGGCGGCATGCCAACGGTCACTCAGGGCGGTATAACAGGTTATAGTTCATATCCAGCGTATCTGTCCGCAATGGAGCGTTTGCGTGAGCAGCGCCCAGACCAGTATGAATACCTCTCAGGAATGGGTCGATTTGATCCAATCACTGGTGCGGTTAATCCAAACTACAACATGCCCGTCATGGAAGGCGAAACTGCAAGCAATATGCCAGTGGTGTCACCATCCTCAGGTGGCGGGAATGATGACGCGCCAAGTCATGCTGAGATCATGCAGATGCATTATGGTATCAAGCCTGCGGGCAATGTTTCTGGCTTAATGGATACGAAGGGCCAGATTGGAAAGTATTCAGGGTCAATGCAAGGCATGTCCCCTACTGATAAAATCAAATCAGACCTAGGGTACGCTAAAGCGACAGTTAAAAAAGATGTAGGAAAGCTGTTTGGCGGCTTGTTCGGAGGTTAAGACATGGGTGCATCAGGTAATCAACCAAAGGCAGGGCCAACCGTTTTCGCTCCGCAGCCAGCGGCTCCCACTCCTACCCCCACCCCAATGGCGCAACCAACTGGGCCGAATGCGTTTCAGCAGGCTCAGGGATACCAAGCGCAAGCAGGTGAGGCTTACGGTGGCCTAGCTGGGTTTCAGCCTCAAACCGCGCAGGCTGCTCAAATATCACCCGCATCAACTATGCAGGGCGTAGGTCAAGCGGGCCAGCCAATCCAAGCGGGGCAAATTGCTCAAACCAATATTGGGCAGTATATGTCACCTTATACGCAGCAAGTTATTGAGCGCGGTGAGGCAGATATTGCAAGACAGCGTGAAAAAGCTCTAAACCAGCTAGGCGCATCTGCTACTGCAGCAGGGGCATTTGGCGGGTCGCGCCAAGGCTTAGCTGAGGGTGAAACATACGGTCAGTATGGTCGCATGGCTGCTGATTTTGCGGCGCAGCAGCGTGAAAAGGCGTTCCAGCAAGCGCAGCAAGCTGCTCAGTTTGACATCGGCACAGGCATGCAGGCTCAGCAGCTCAATCAACAAGCAGCAGAGGCAGCGGCAGCGCGTGAGCAGGCAGCACGTTCAGGAAATATGGCAGCGGCTAATCAGTTTGCGATGCAGCAAGCTCAGCTTGAACAGCAAGCAAATCTTGCAAATCAGCAGGCAGCGCTTTCTGGCGCGGGCATTCGTCAGGCTGGCGCAGCAGGTCTTGGCGCGCTTGGCTCACAGCTATTCGGGCAAGGCATGGGTGTTCAGCAGCAAATCTCGCAACAAGCCGCTCAGCAGCGTGCATTGCAGCAACAAATGATCGAAGCTCAGCGCAGACAGGTCATGGGTGCCTATGGCGCACCTCTATCTGGACTTGGTGCGCTAAGTCAGATTTTAAGTGGTACACCATACGGGACATCAACCACGACTAGCCAACCGTTTAACCCTGCATCTCTACTAATGTTATTGTGATTTGATATGGCACTAACTTGGCAACAGCATCAGCAAAACATTTTCGCAGGCGAAAGCGGTGGCGATTATGATGCTTTGTTTGGATATCAGAACAGGCCAGACGGCATCTTTTCTGGCATCAAAGTGTCTGAGATGCCTATTGCTGACGTTATCAAGTTCACAAGCCCAACTGGTGCATATGGACAATACGTCAAGGGTCAAGTTGGGCGCGTAGCTACGCCAGTTGGCGCATATCAGGTTGTTGGCTCTACGCTGCGTGACGCTGTTGAGGCGCTTGGCCTTGACCCAAGCCAAAAGTTTGACAAGGCAACGCAGGATAAGATTGGTCAATATATTCTAAAAACCCAAGGCACAGGTGCTTGGGAAGGTTACGGAAAAGGTGGTGCAGCAATGGCTCAAGAACCTCAACAACCTCAAGGTTTGCTAGGTGGCCTGCTTGGTGGGCAGGGCATAGGTGGCGCTCTGGGAATGAGCGATGACTTTCGCGATAAACTTGCTATGGCAGTCATGGCGGGATCAGGTGATGCGCGACTAGCGCCGCTTATCCAGCAGCGTGCGGCAAGCATGAAAGAGCGTAGGGCTGAGGCTAAAGAGCTAAAATCTACCAATAAAACATTAGAGTATCTAAAAACTAGAGCAGATGCTGGAGATAGCTTGGCGCGCGCTTATCACGATGCGGTCGCAACTGGCACGCTCAAAGGTGGAGCTGCTGTTGCTAACTACCTGAAGGACAGCCAGACAGGCGCTAAGGACACGGCGCTAATCAGGCAAGCTCTTGCCGCAGGGCTAAAGCAGGGTACGCCAGAGTTCCAAAGATATATCCTAAGCGGCGGTGACATATACAGCCAAGAAACCGCATTATTAGCAAGCCTACCAAAGCCTGAAAAAGGCATGCGCTACCAATTTGATAAGGATGAAACTGGCGCAATCGTAAATTACAGGCTTATCCCTATTACTGGCAGCGCGGCTGATAAAGAAGCTGAGAAAATCCAGCAGGCAGCAGAGGCGCAGCGTGCTGCACAAAGTGCGTCTGGCATGGTAGTGCTTGAGGATATAGGGAAAGCCATTGATATCGCTAAAGAAAACCCCGTTCTGTCTACTGGGTTTGTTGGTGGTATATTAAAGAATATTGGCGGCACTGCCGCAAAAGATTTGGCCTCACTGACTACAACAATCAAAGCAAACATTGGCTTTGATAGGCTGCAGAGAATGCGCGAGGAAAGCCCGACAGGCGGTGCGCTTGGTCAGGTTGCGGTACAGGAACTTGAAGCGCTTCAGTCAACGCTTGGTAACTTGGATAACTCGCAAAGCAACGAGCAAGTTGTCTCTAACTTGGAGCGACTAGAGGCTCAGTATCGCAAGTCTATGCGTGAAATCTACAATGCAGCCTTAGCTGACCAGAAAAAAGGACTTATCAATAAGCGCACAGGCCAGCCCGTAAGTCCTATGGATTATTTCTCAGAGGCAGACATTGCAATGCTGTCGGGCCAGACGCAGGCCGCACCAGCGCAAACGCAACCTCGCACTGACGATGACCTGCTGAAAAAGTATGGGGGCTAATAATGGCTACATATGAGCAGTACATGAATGCAGCTAGAAACGCAGACGCGCAGGGTGATGAGGATGCTGCGCGTCAGCTAGTTCAGGCTGCAATTCGGGTTCGCGACGAGGCTAAATCGGCAGAAAAGGCTGATCGAACTTTTGGCGAAATGCTTTACGAGAACATTGTTGGCGAAGGTGAGGTTGACACCTTTGGCGAAAGAGTTGGTGATGTAATCGGCAGCGCCGCACGCGGCCTAATCCGTGGCGGCAAGGCTGCTGCTGAGTTGCCAGAGATGGCTGGGCGCGGCGCAGTTCGCTTGGGCGAGATTGCCACTGGCGCTGAGACAAGAACTCCAATCCTAGACACAGCTACGGGTCGCGCGATAGAGGGCGCGTATCAAGGCATAAGCGATATAGGAGAGGCAGTTGGCATACAAAGCCCTGAGCTTGCTGCGCGGGGGCAAACCTTGGGCGGGCAGTTTGCTGGCACTGTTGGCGAGTTTGTTGGCGGTGGCGTAGGCTTTGCACCTGTCGCTGGTGCAGTTTCTAAAGGCTTGCGCGCAGCAGGCGCAGCGCGAGGCGCGGATATTGCTGCAGACATTGGCCGTGCAGGGCTAACTAAATCTGGCATGCGCGCAGCAGCGGGAGGTGGTATCGCAAGCGAGGCTGCTGGTCAGCTAACAGAGGGAACGGCGGCAGAGCCTTATGCGCGCATTGTTGGGGCGTTTGCTGGTCCTGCAGCAGTCAGCCGTGCGGGCAAGGTCTACAACAAAACTGCGGAAGCCCTGCGCCAAAAGAACTTCAAATCACCAGCCCTAGAGACTGCTGAGAAATCTAAAAACAAGGCTTGGGATGAGTTCGAGCAGGTTGCTGGTAAACTTGCAATCAACATGGATGACGTAAACAAAAACCTTGGACTAGAGATTGCTGCAAACAGAAAAGACCTATTTGTGGGTTATTCCGCAGGGGCCAAGGGTGATGCTGAGTACATTGACGAAGCTATTAAGATGGTAGCGGCGCACACTGGCGACACATTTAACGCATCACAGCTTAATAACTTGGTAAGAGAGCTAAACAATGTTTATCGCAAAAGCGGGTACAAGCCGCAGGTCGCATTTATTCGTGACAATGTGAAAAACACACTTGATACAAAGGCAACCCAAGCTGCGTCTGTTATAGGTGGTGACGCAGGTGATCTTTTAAAGAACGCGAATGCAGAAAGCAGAAAGTACTACAAAATCAAAATGTTTGATGAGGCGATGGACAAGGCGAAGCGCAATGTGGCATCAACTGGATCAGGCGGTAACGTAGTGAATACCTACAAGCAGGCGATTAAGAACATACTCAATAACCCCAAAAACAGAATGCAGTTCGATCAAGACGAAATCATAATGATGGAGCGCTTTGTTAGGGGCAGCATGACTGACAATATGCTGCGTCTTATGAGTAAGTTGTCCCCCACAGGCAATGGGCTGATGGCTGCTTTGAATGTCGGCGCGGCTGCGGCAAACCCAGCTATGCTTGGTGTAACTGCGGCAGGCATGACCGCAAAGGGCGTGATCGACAGGAAAACACTGAGTGCGGTTGATCAAATCAAGGACACAATTATCTCAGGTGTGCGCCCTCAATTCCGCGATAAGCTACAAAAAGACATCACTAAGGCCATAGGTCTATCAGCAGGATCGGAGCAGTAACATGCAGCCACAAGCAAAAGACAGACGCGAGATTGAAGGTATCGTTCAAGACGCTATGGCGCAGGCTGTA